ACCAGCACTTATTGAACATCATTCGTGCAGCGTTGATTGAGTCTGCTATCGGGGTTCTTTCAATGACCCTAGTGTTATATCCTGCAGCTCTGACAATTTCTTCGATACTTCTACCATTTGAAGATAGAGTTTTATTCCCTGCATCGTGAGGCAGCCAAAGAGTGTCGATAACGTATCCATAGGACTGTATTTTAGCAAGATAATGAGCGATTGTCTGCTGAGTGTTCTCGTAGTAACGGATTAATCTGACTTCTTGGCTAATAAACTGAACAAACCAAATAGCAGTAGCATCTGCCCAGCCCAAATCAAATACAGCGTGAACAGGCTTAATTGGATCGTATGGGACATTTGTTAACCTTCCGTCAAGTTCTGCCATTGTCATTTCTTTGGCAAAGATAGCGCCATCTACTGTCTGACGGCATAAACCTTCCCAAACTGTGTTGTAAGCCTCTCTATCTCTGCTAAATAGCGCATCTTTCTCAAGTCTTAGCGTATCAGGAAACCAGGGATTATCAGACCAATTAATCTTTGCGACTTTGCAATTTTCAGGTGGATTTATGACAAATCTTTGATAAGTTTCGTCTGACTCTAATTCTGGATTAAATGTAACCCATATTTCTGAGCCTTCTTTACGAATTGTTGGTATAAGAACATTCCAACTAGTTTGACTAATTGAAGCGGCTTCCTCGCACCAAACAATGTCAACTCCTTCATATGATTTTATGTTTGCAATATTGTTTTTAAGCCCAACGAACGCAAACTCTGTGCCGTTCTTCCCTCTAATGGAGTTCTGTGTAATTTCATAGAATGATTCTAGTTTTAAGGCAATGATTTGGTCAGATAGCAGTTTATGAACTGATTGGCCAATAGAGTTCTGAAACTCACGAGCGCATAGCACCCTTGTAGGCTTTTTTACGCCAATGACAAGTAATGCACGAGCAACGCCCCAAGATTTAGCCCCACCACGACCACCATAAAGAACCTTATATCTGCATGGATCGAATAGAAACTGTAGCTTGATTGGAAAATCAACTGCACTAACAGCTTGGCGAATTTCTGGTGTGATTTCACTCACTTGGCTTTACAAACCTAACTTCAAGAGCTTTTAATGGGCCACCATCTTCGCCAGTTAGCTCTGTTACCTGAGTTTCTTTCCAGCCAGCCCTAGTCTTTAACCAAAATATTGCAGCTGTCATATTGCCCTTTTTAGCCTGCTGGAATAGCGTATTGGCTATTTGTGCGTTGGCATCTATGCGCCCATCTTCTAATTCAGGCTTGTAGTGCTTTCTTAGCGTGTCATCAGTTATATCTAGCTTATGCGCTATATCTACAAAGCGTGTGCCAACAGCAGCTAGTGTTTTGACTAGCTTTCTGCTTTCTTCTGTTGGTATATGCTCTTTTCCTTGCATTTTTGTCTTTTATATGTCCGAAAGTAATGTAGCCTGTTTACCAGTAAATTCTTCCCATCGCTTCACAATAACATCACAATATTTTGGGGACATTTCCATCCCATAACATTTTCTGCCTGTTTTTTGTGAAGCTATTAAAGTAGTCCCTGACCCGCAAAATGGTTCAAAAATAATATCTTTAGGTTTAGATAAAGAACTCATTAATTCTTCATATAATCCTACTGGTTTGGGGCATGAGTGCAATTCTCTAAGATTTTGTCCACCCACGAATTCTTTGTCTGTTTTTAAAACAATTACATCATTATTTAAAAATTTTTCGCTTGGATTAAGAATAAGGATAGGTTCCCATGTGGAAGCTCCACCCATTCCATTCCCCGCCATGGCAAATTTTTTATGCCATACAGCTACCTTAGTCTTTCCAAATCTTTCAATATCTCTTGCTAAATTCATAAGACCTGGAGTCCATACTTTGCCACAATCATGTAAAGCAAACACATCCCAAACTAATTGGGCATTAGCTTCATTGTCGTTATCTTGATGTTCATCGTATTCATAGCCTATTCCATAAGGGGGGTCTGTAAAAACCATATTAGCCTTATTACCATCCATTAGCTTTTCTACAGCATCTATGCTGGTGCTGTCACCGCACATTAGCCTATGATTCCCAAGCACATATATATCGCCAGGCTTGGTTTTTGGCTCGTCTGGCACGTCGGGCACGGCATCTTCGTCTGTAAGCCCTGTGGTCGGTTCTATTGGGTTTAAAAGGGCATCTAGCTCGTCTTTGTCAAAACCCAGCACAGATAGGTCATAGTCATCGTTATTTAGCTCTTGTAGCTCTAACATCAGCAAATCAGTATCCCAATCGCTATTTAATGCCAGTTTGTTGTCGGCAATAATTAAAGCTTTCTTTTGGGTTTCTGATAGGTGTGCCAGCTCAATAACAGGGACTTTATCCATTCCCAGCTTACGAGCAGCCAATAGCCTGCCGTGACCAGCAATAAGACCATTAGCCCCATCAACCAGAATAGGATTAGTCCAGCCAAACTCTTTGATGCTGGCTGCAATTTGAGCCACTTGTTCATCAGAATGTTTACGGCTGTTATTGATATAAGGGATTAAGGCCTCAATAGGCCGTTGTTCAATTTTCATTGTTGTTTTTTTACAACACTATGATAGTGATGTATCAGGCTCTTTTACTTCATCTGACTGTTGTTTTTTTGCAACATTCTCAGCCATCTGTTGTTGAGCAATCTGATTGATACCATCAATTAATGGTTTTGCATACACATAAGGGATATTACCTAATGCTTGTAGCAATTCGTTTACCTGTTGTATTGTGAACTGGATCATTTTTGTGGTTTCCTGTCTTTATATTTCAATATAACGTCTAAGTTCTTTTCTAACCATCCCAGCCTAGTGTTGCATTGTTGGCATAAAACGCCTCTGTATGTTCTTGGCTCTTTATGGTCAATGCACATTTTTGACTCTTTTTTGCCACATATTTCACATGGTTGTTTGCGTAACTCATCGGCTTTTTCTAGCGTAATGCCATATTTCTTTTTGGCATCGTATCTACGCTGATTTAACCTTAAATTAGCAGGCAAAGTTCCATTATTGGCAAATTTATGGGTCATTTCTTCTTGGCTTTGCCCTTTGCAGCAGCTTCACGCTTAACAGCATAGCTAATTGCCACAGCTTGCTTAACTGGCTTGCCTGCCTTTACTTCAGTCTTGATGTTCTCTTTAAACGCTTTTGCGCTTGTAGATTTCTTTAATGGCACTTGCTTCTCCTTAATGATGGTTTTTACTGTTTTACTGTTTAATTTCTCTAGCTTTTTAGGAAATGTTCTGCGTTTCTTTACTTCTGGCGCAGGAAATGGCCATGGTGCTGTTTCTTGCTTAAAACGCACAATACGATCCATTTCTTCTTGGGTGAGGTCTGAGCCTATCTTGCTCTCAACCCACGCCCAAATAGCTTTTAATTTGGTTTTGATGTAATCCATATTACCCCCTTAACAATTCCAGTTTTTCAATGATGCCTTGGCTCGTTCTGCTGGGCCTTTGGCTTTCTTTACTACGCCTTCCATTCTTGCACAAAATGATTTCTTACGACCCTCATCCTTCTTTGTCTTAGGATTAGGAGCTGGTGCTTTGAGATTGCTACCATTCTTAGCGTTATATTCAGCTCTACCCTTGGCTGTCATGCCTGCACCCTTTTCTGTAGGGTTGTAGGTCTTACCTTTGCCTGTAGTCTTATGTGGGATGGGTTTGTCGTGTTTCATTATTTCTTCTTTGCGGTTTTAGCAGAGTCAATAAATGCTTGCTTGGTAGGTGCGCCCTTAGTGCCAGGTTTACGCATTTTCTCTACAGGTTTGCCCTCTGCCTTTTCTTTGGCGATACGAGCCTGTTTTTTGTGGATATTGGCATATAAGCCAGGTTTGGTTGCCATAATTGCCTATTCTGCCCAGCAAACGTCTTGCCAGCTCATTATTAAACATTTCTCGCCATTGTGAACTACTGGCGTGAACTTTAAATATTCCTCTTTGGGGTCATCATTCATAGTGCCAAAGCGAACTCTTGTGCCAACTTCAATAGGCATAGGCTCTCTGCGATCTGCCGATAGCTTCTTGCCAGGGCCTACTGCTACTACTGTTCCCATGTTCTCAGCTTCTTTATTGTTGACAATAATCACTTCGCTTAAAACACGAACATCTGGCTTGACAATTATCTTATCAGCCAGAGGTTTATATATTACAATTTCATCAGCCATTTCAATATTACCCTATTGTTGTGGTTATACAGCTTGTAGTCCTTTACCGAGGACTATGAGCTGTAGTTTTATTTGCAGTCTTGTGCGTGTGCCATACGGACATGGCTGTAGCACTCACGCTCACCCATATTGCCGTCATTCAACTCACCAAGCTTGCCTTCAAAGTTGCCAGCGTGACTCAAAGGGCGTAAACCCATAGAATCCATTTTGCCCATAGCAACGCCACCAACTAGCTTTTGCTTGCGCTCGCCTGACATATCAGATGATGTAGCACCTTTAGGAGCTTTAGCACCAGTAGTAGAAGGAACGCCTTTCATTGAATCCATTTTGCCCATGATTTTTCCTTTAAGATGGGGTTAATACACTACGAATAATAATACTATTTTACGAGTTTTCAAGTGTTTTTACTAGATTTATTACCACCAACTTGATCAATTTCTGCGAACTCGCCAATGATAAATTTTTCAGCATCTTCCTTGGTTCTTAGAATAAAAACAGGGCCACCCTTCCAATCATCGGCAAATTTTTGTTGTGATTTACTAAGCCCTTTTTTGCCATAAGCTGTGTTGGGGTTCTTGATTTCTACAAGATGCCATGCTTCCATGTGCCATACCAGCAAATCAGGGAATCCTTGCATTAATTTTGATGTATCTTTAACCACCACTCCCCCTTTTTCTAATATTTCTACCAATTCATTATGGTTGGCATCTTTTCTAGCATTATGTCGCAAAGCCTCATTCCCTTCAACATCCCTACAAGCAATAGAACAATATTTTCTACGTTTATCGTAATTTTTGTATTCTTTATTGCAAACCTTACATATTCTAATGCCTGCATTTGAAAAATTAGGGTTATTAGCCCCTAAAAGCTCTACCTTGTATGCAATAGACATACATGATTTGCTGCAATATGTTTGCCGTTTTAGATGTGCTGTAGCAACCTTTTGAACTTTACATATTTTGCAA